GAGAGATAAAAGTCAAAGCGTCTACTCTAAAGGACATAATGGACAGATACGAATTTCCGAGAATTGATTTAATAAAATTGGACACCGAAGGAATGGAAGGGCAGATACTCCGAGCGTTCAAGCCGTATATGGATAAAATAAAACACATAAGGGGAGAATGGCATGGAGATGTGGATAGAGAGATAATTAGAGAGGCTCTAAAAGATACGCATGAGATTTTCTTTGATAGAAAACTTACCACGCATGGAGGCATATTCGCTGTTAGAAAAGATATTCCTGTTAAGACAATAGAATATAATGGATATAAAGTGATTAAAAGAATTGGTTTGCCTGACATAGTTCAAACGATATGAAAAAAGGCGTGGTTATCGGAACAAGTGAATACACAAAAGATTTTCTGAAACCTCTTTTGGATTCTATAAAAGGTGTGCAGTATGATATCCTGGTGGTAAGTAATGGGGGGTATAAGCCAGATGTAGATGATTACTTTTGTGGAGATGGAAAAGATTGTGATTGCACTTATACTTTTGATTTAATTGTAAACGATTGGAACGGCTGGGAACTCGCTGTTGTGCAGAGGGGGAAAGAAACATTTGATGAGTTTGTTCACATAATGGATACTACTTTAATAAAAGACATCTCGCTCTTTGATAAATTATTCGCCATAGAAGGAAATGTAGTCTTGACTAAAGGTAATTTTCATTATATGGGAAAATTTGTAACAAAAGAATTACCTAACTTACCAAGAGTCCACGATAAAACTACGGCAATAATGTTAGAAACAAAATGGCTAGACGGATATAAATACACAGAGTTTGTTCCTGATTTGCCGGTGCATAGCAACAAATGGATTGAGATTCACGGGCAAAGGCGAATGGTCATCTCTAATCAATATATGACCAAATTTAAGGGGACGGTTTGGATTAGCGAGTCCCAACTTGCTGAATTAACAGAGCAGGAAAAACAAAAACTAAATAAGGAAACATCTAGTAAATAATGCATATAATACATATATGCCAACAGGAGTTTATCAACACAAACCAATTCCGCCAGAGGCTAGACTCAAGATGAGTTTGGCTAGTTTGGGTAAGAAAAAATCCGCAGAACATATAAAAAATATGAGTTTGGCGAGAAAAGGGGTAAAACAATCAGAAGAAACTAAAAGAATAAGAGGTTTGTCATTAAGGGGGATACCAAGAACACTTTGCATTGATTGCCACAAAACAACAGATACTTACTTATCAAATTATTATAAAAGTGGCATAATGATTTAATGGAATTACTATCAGAAAGAACTCTAACACGAAGTAGTGAAAAGGTGGTGTCTAAGGACGAATTGTTTGATGAAAATAGCAAATTTAAGAAAGGACATCCGAAAATAGGCGGTAGGATCGCTGGCACAAAAAATTTTGAAACTGACTTTAACGAGGCGGTAGATGAAATCGCAAAGGAGAATAAAATGACGAGGAGCGAAGCCAGAAAACTTTTACTTAAAGTGGCGTTCAAGCAAGCCAAAGACGGCAACTATTCTTTTTACAAAGACATACACGATAGGATATATGGGCAAGCTAAAAATTTCGTAGAACATTCGGGAGAAATTCAAATACCTATTTATGGGGGCTTATCAAGACACAACGGCAACAAAGAAGATATTTCAACTGAAAAAGAGGATTAGAGCAGTTTCAGGAGGAACATCGGCTTCAAAAACAGTATCTATACTTATATGGCTTATTGATTATTGCCAAAGCGCAGATAATCAAATATGTACTGTGGTCGCGGAATCCGTCCCACATTTATTGCTGGGAGCAATTAGAGATTTCCAAAATATAATGAAAGCTAATGGCTACTGGGATGATAATCTTTGGAATGAGACGAAACATATCTATACTTTTCACACAAAATCTTTTATAGAATTCATCTCTTTTGATAAATTCGGAAAAGCTCATGGTCCCAGAAGGGATATTCTTTTCTTGAATGAAGCAAATAACATTCCCTATATTATAGCCGACCAGCTCATTACCAGAACTAGAAAGATAGTTTGGATGGACTGGAATCCATCAGAAGAATTTTGGTACTACACGGAAATGCAGGGCAAGAGAGAAGATATTGATTTTATAATACTCACCTTTTTGGATAATGAAGCATTAGATGAAGTATCCAAGAATGAAATACTAACTCATCGGCACAATAAAGAATGGTGGACAGTTTATGGCGAGGGGAAGCTTGGAGTTATTACTACTAGAATATATAAGGACTGGAATATAATTGATGAGATACCGCACGAGGCAAGATTGATAGCAAGGTGGCTTGATTTTGGCTACACTAATGACCCAAGTTCAATAGGAGATGTATTTGAATATAACGGAGGGTATATCGTAGACGAACAGCTTTATCAGAGAGGAATGTTGAATAAACCTTTGGCAGATTTCTTATTAAGTTTAGATACATCGCAGACTTTAGTCATAGCCGATTCGGCAGAGCCAAAGAGTATTGATGAGATAAGAAGTTTTGGAGTTAATATCGTAGGAGTATCAAAACAAAGAGGAGAATCTAAAACAGAAACATTTGTGAAATGGAGCATTGGGATAGTTCAGAATCAAAGAATATCAATTACCAGAAGGTCGGCTAATACTCTAAAGGAATATAGAAATTATTTATGGTTCGTGGATAAAAATGGTAAAATCTTAAACGTGGAAGACCCAAAATCCGCTAATCACTCTATGGCGGGGATAAGATATGTATTGCTTACGATGGTCAATAATGGAGTTAGAGGTATGGAAGAAGAAAAAGCTGATAGACTTATGAGTAGATTGAAAAACTTACAGCCTCAAACAAGATAATGGAAAATAAAAGACCAAAACTTACAGACCCGGAAGAATTTGACATAATTAGAAGTATTTATTTCAAAGATAACAGACCGCCCTTTGAAGATTTAGACCCGATTGAGAGGCTGGAACGTCAAGAAGCTAAATATCGTCATCAAAATAAAAGCTCGCGATAATGGAATTGACAGAAAATGAAAAAGAAATAATTTTATTCTTAAGAGAGGCAAAACCTTTTGAAACTATTACAATCCAAAAAGACGCAGGAGGCAAGCCAGATTATTATATTATCAAGCGCGAACAGAAGATTCATTTTGCTAATTTGTTTTACAAAGAAAAAAGAGTATAATTGAAAAGTTGGTAATTTCTCGGCAGGAGAACTGGGGGAAGCAATTTCCCTATGTTGTCCATAAAACAAGAATTAGAGTTAATACGAACTAACTACGACAAAACTATTGATTTAGTTACTGGTCTTAAATTTTCTCAAAGAGAGCGGGTTAGAACGATAGAATTTTATAACAATTCAAAATATCTTAACGGACAGAAAGACGAGCTAGGCAGGGAGAAACCTTTTTTCCAAATACTGAACGCAATCTGCGATGTGGAAAATTCCGCTAAGGATATTGATACTAAAGATATACAAATAACCTCCGATGATGCTAATCATTACCTAGAGAGCTGGCTTCTTTCCAAAGATATATATGTTTGGATGAAAGAAACTAACTTTGCCAGGACTCTGAACGATATGCGGGATATGCACACTCGCTATGGTTCTTTGCTTGTAAAGAAAGTAATGAAGGATAAAGAGCTTACACTAGAATTGCCAGAATGGAAAAATACTCTCACTGATCAAGTAAACATAATCAAAGGAGCTATCGTGGAAACTCACTGGATGACCGCCAATGAACTATCCAAGATGACAGAATGGAGGGATGTAGATTTGGTTTTGGAGAAACTAAAAGGCAAAGGTTCCAGCAAGAGAATACCTATTTTTGAAATAAGGGGAGAATTTAGCAAAGCAACTTACAAGGATGCAATGGGGGAGAAATACAAAGACAAGGATGAGAAAGAATACTCATACCAGCTTTATTATGTGGCAGGCAATCCAACTGAAAGCGGGAACGAAAACTTTGTGGACGGATGCGTAATTCTTTACTGCGAAGATGACACTGAAAAAGTGTATAAGTATCTGGCAAGGAAACCTAAAGCTGGACGTTCGTTTGGCGTAGGTGTAATGGAAGAAGGCGAAGAAGCGCAGGTATGGACGAACGATGCGGTGTTAAAACAAGTTAGGGCTATGGAATATACCACGAAAGTTATCGGGCAATCCGCTTCCAAGAAACTTAAAGGCAGAAACTTATTAACCGAAACAGACGATGGAACTATCCTAGAACACGAGGATGGCAAGCCGATAGAAGCTCTAAATTTATTACCCAGTGGCGGACTTAATCAATACGGACTGCTTATCACGCAGTGGTATGACCAACTGGAAAAAACCACATCAGCTTACGCGGCGCAAAGGGGTGAAACACCGCCCTCTGGCACGCCATTTAGACTGCAAGCGACTGTTTTACAGCAATCAAACAGCGTATTTAAGACTTTACAGCAGGAATTTGGAATTTTTATAACTGAAATCATAGAAGATTGGGTTATGCCGTATCTGTCTTCCAAGTTGAATCAAGAACATATCCTCGCTTATGATTTTTCACCCGAAGAACTTAAGGAAATAGACAATAAGTTTACCGCTAAAGAAGCTAATCGGAGAGCCATAGAAGAAATACTGGCGGGCAAAATGGTAACACAGGAGCAATATGACGGCTGGATAGAGAATTATGAC